AACAAGTTAATAATGCCAGACTTAAGGACATGGGTATTCCTCCTGTTAGGATGAACAAACAAAAGTTAGGTATCCCAACTCAGAATCCTTTAGCTGGTACTGGAATGTTTAAACAAGGTCAACGTAACCTTGCTCAAGCTCCTATCTTCCAAGCACAAGGTACTGATACAGTCCCTGCTATGCTTACTCCCGGAGAAGCAGTTATTCCTAGGGCTGCTGCACAAGACCCTAAAAATAAAAAAGCTATTAAGCGTATGGTGCAAGAAGGTCGTAAGGCTAATATGCGTGACGGTGCGGTAGATGTACATTACTCTGATGCTCCTGGACAAGCTAAGTATCATGCAGATGGTACTAGCGGTGTACCTTCATTAGCCTATCGTCATCCAGACGTACCCGGCTCTTCATTCATGCATGGTACAATGAGTGTACCTGACTTTAGCCGTGGCTCTTCTGCTCAAGAAAATTATTCTAATGGTACATATGGTATAGTACCTCAACAAGTGCAGTCTGCGGCAGGTTATGATGATGGTACTGAGAATGTGTCTTATGTAGATAGATTTCTTAACTTCTTAGGAGGTCAACAAATCCCCGCAACACAACCTGTTGCACCGTTAGCTTCAAACAATCCTACTGAAGTGTCTAAAGAAGATTTCTTTAAGATGAGATCTTTTGCAGAGGCATCTAATGATCCTAAAGCAAAGAACCCACAACTTAATCAAACAGCTTCTAGCCTTACTGGAACTACTGCTGGTACTTTACCTTTGTATCAAAAGATTAATCCAAAGCTTCAAGGTGTTACTCATAATTCTGAAGCTTATTTTAAGCCTGAGTTTCAAAGAGAATTATCTAATACTCAATATGATGATTATGCTAAACAACTTAAACAAAAAGGTTTACCTTTAACAGTAGAAAATCTTTATGCTGCTGGATTTGGTCCTCGAGGTGTGTCAGCTATTGCGGCTAAAGATGATGAGCCTTTAGCTAAACATTTTACTGAAAATGAATTAAAACAAAATAAATATTTTGGTAAAACAGCTGGTGACTTTAAAAAGTTTGTTGCTGAAAAAGCAACTAAAGCAGGTAAGTCTTTAGCACAAGCGGCTACAGATATTATTCCATCAGCACAAGCTGGAACATTGCCTGTTAATGAAGTACCTGTTGTTACAACTCCTGTGTCAGCAGTTCCTGTACCTGTTTCTGTACCACAAGTTCCAGCTAAACGTTCTGGTTTTTCTTTTGCTCGTGATAACATAATGGATTCAGGATCAACAACTGCTCAAGTACCTCCTGTAAAAGAAGCACCTTTGTTTAATCAAAATCAACAAGATCTTATTAGATTAAGTGAAATTATTAATGATCCAGCTACCACAAACAACGATAGGAAGTGGGCTTACTCAGAAATTAATCGTATCACTCGTAATGGTGAACCAGTAGTTCCAACAGGAACAATGACTAGCCAAGAACGTATTCGACAAGTAACTGGCTCAAATGTATTACCTGAAAAGATTAATAAACAAATAGAAGCTTCACAACCAGTTCCTGAGATTGTTCCTGATGTACCTAAGCCTGATTCTGGTATGACTGTTAACAAACCAGTTGACGATGAAAAGTTTAATTCAATGCTTGGTCAATATGCACAACAAGTTGCTCCACAATTAGAAGTCGTTAAAGAAGAAGCTAAAAAGATCCCTGATCCTGTTGAACAAAAAAGTTTCCTTGAACGATCTATTGCTAGTTTGTTTGGTAAATCAGGTTTGTTTGGTGATCAAGAGTTAATTAAGTTTGCTTTGTTAGCCGCTGGTGGTATGCTTACAGGCGGTTCTGTTGGTGGCTCACTTAAGTTTGCTGGATTAAATACATTACAGTCTGCTGAGAAACGACAAGCTGTTGAAGCCGCTTCTAAAGCAGAAGCTGTTAAGAATACTCGTGAACTACGTGAACGATTAGACAGTGATTATCGTACTGCTCTTGGTGAGAATGTATCTCCTGAAGTACGAAAGAAAGCTATGGAACTTTATAGTCAAGCAACTACTGAAGCTCAACAACGTGCTGTTATTAATCTTCTTAAGTCTAATAAGAATGTTGAAGATAAAGATGCAGCTAAGCCCGGTACTCCTGATCAAGGTTTCTTTGATGGTAAGCCGATAACCTACAGAAGTTTTAAAGGTAATATTCAAACTGTTAATCCAAAAACAGGTGAATGGTCAGAGATTAAACCAGCAGAATTAAATCGTTTTGAAACAATAGAACGATATGAAGCTAACAAAAAGAATATGAAAAATTCTGCTGTAGACCGTTTAACTCCTATTTTACGCAATGCGTTTGGTAAACAAAAAGAATATCGTCCAGAAGAAGAAGCTAAAGGTTTGGCTGAAGCTTTTCTTTTACTTAAAGAAGATCTTGGTCCAAATATTTCATCAACTTCTTTTGCTAAGATGTCTGAAAACGCTACAAGAGCCGCAGTAGATTCTACTTTAAGCTCAGGTAAAACAACATTAACAGAAGAAGCTCTTCGCAAAGCTTTCTTTGGTAATGCTGTTATTGAAACACGTATGACTGATAGTAGTCGTGATTTGTATGTAACTAAAGGTGATAAAGGTAAGCTTCAGCTTCCTTCTGCTGAGTATCAGGTTGCCTTAGGAACTGCATTAGATGTATATAAGAAACAAGGTATTCCTTTAAGCCAAGCAAGTGAACAGATTGAAAATCGTTGGAATGGGTTAAGTCCAGCTGATAAGAAAAAGTTTACTGATATGTCTAAAGGCGCACCCGGATCAACACCCATGTTATACTGGTTAAGGACAACTGGTGGTAATATTTAATTTAAACAAGAGGAATCTATGAGCACATTAGAAGAAGACGCACGAGCATTAGCACTGGCTAATAAAAACGTTGCAGGGTCTCCAGTAACCACTATAGATGGTAAGCCTGTAGATTCCTCTGTTAAAGTAATTGACCCTGATACTATTAGGGTTGGCAATACTTCTTATCGTCTTAGGGGATTTAATGCCCCTGAGACGGCTAAGTTACAAGGCGGTATATTTGTTCCTAATCAAGTAAAGAATGATACATCTCAAGAGGATGTTAATACTATTGCACAATTAGGTGGGTATACTAATCTTGAAACAGAAGGTAGAGACCCCTACAATCGAGTATTAGCTCGACAAACTAATAAATTAGGTGAATCACTTGGTGACACACTTACTGCATTAGGTTTGCAAAGAACTGATTTAAATAGTTCAGATGAGGCTGTACAAAGAAATGCTACATTAAACGCTATCTCAAGAGTAATACCTGAGCTAACAAATGCTGATCCTATGTTACGACTTGCTCGTGAACGTAAAGAAGAAGCCATTGCTAAAGCTGGTGGTAACCCTTTATATGTTCCAAAGATAAACGTACATGATGAAAAGCTTTATGCTGCAATTAAGAATTCTACAGGTATTCCTGCTGTTAAAGCAGAGCAGGAAGAGATTGCTCGTCTTGAAAGAATACTTAAGACTGAAGAACTTAAACCAGAAACTAGAACTAAGATACAACAACAATTACAAACATCTAAAGAACGTTTATACTTAGCCGCTACAACACCTGATTTAGTAGGTGGTGTTATGATTCGCCATGGTGATCGTACTATGATGAATCAAGCTTATGACCAGTTTAGTACTACACTTCATAGAGCATCTCTTGATATGTACAAGAGTCTTGGTGGTTTGTTACAAATGACTGGTGATAAGTCCGAATGGGAATGGCTATCGGATAAAGGTCAGACAATGGTTCGGTCTACTAAAGTAGAACAAGAAGAATTAGCTGACACATTAACATCTTTTAAAGACATTAGGACTAATGATCCTTGGTCAGCTATTAAAGATACAGCTACTTATTCAGGTAACCTTGTTGCAGGTACATTACCTAGTTTAGCTCTTATGCTAGCCTCTACTGCCGCAACTGGTGGTGCAAATATCCCTGCATTAATGGCTTATGGATTGTCTACTGTTCCTACCTCTTTAGCTTATGCTGGTGGGTTTTATGCAGATCAACCTGACGATAAAAAGAATGCTAGCTTAGCAGTGTCATTAGGTATTGGATCTGCTGTGCTTGATAGACTAGGTCTTGAAGGTATGCTTATTGGTGGTAATGTACTAACTAAAGCTGGTCGAGATGAAATTACAGATATATTAATTAAATCTGGCAAAGCAAGCACACAACAAGAAGCTATGAGTTTAATTGAACAAGCTACTAAACGTGAGATTGTTGATATGTCCAAGGCTGGTGCCGCATTAGCTAAACAACAATACGCATCTACTGAAGCAGCACTAAGAGGATTAGCTAAAGTTACTACATCTACAGGTGTTGAAGCATTAACAGAATCATCTCAACAATACCTAGAGATGATGGCTACTACTGGTGTATGGGATACTGATATCCAATATGAACGTAATTTCTATCAGAACCTTATGGATGCCGCTATTGGTGGTGGAACTATGGGCGGTATGTTTGGAACAGCAGGACAACTAAAAACTAATGCTGAGTGGCAGTCATTAGCAAATGCTCGTAGTGAATTTAATAGAGAGTTAAGTGCTGAACAATCATTTAATAATGATCAGGTATTAAGAGTAAAAGAAGGTGATCCTAACGCTTACAATAATACAGTGAGTATGGTTAGGTCTATTAAAGATGAACCTACAAACAAACCAATTGCTTCTCTTAAAAGCTTACCTGCTTTAGAAGGTGCTTGGAATGGTTTTAAATCTATTGTTACAGATCCTGGTCGTCTTGTTAGACAACTTGTTGATACTGCCATACCTTCTATTGTTAACGAAGATGGTACATTTAAAACTAATTTAGCTTATCTTAAGTCTATTATTGGTGGTAAAGGTATTTTACCCGGAGATAATTACTCAGGCTTTAAACAACGTCTGCAAGGTAGTTTTGCGGGTAATACTGCTGAAGAATTATCTAGTAATCTTAAGACTGATACTGCAACAGCTAATAGGATGGTTAAAGAAGCATGGCAAAGCACATGGTCTAAGGGTCAAAAGTTACCAGCAACTTCACCTCAAAATATTGAGTTACAAAACTGGAAAGATAATCTAGATACAACTCTTATTCGTATGAAGACAGAAGCTAATAGATTTAATACTACTAGTTCTGATTTAGATTCTTCTAATCCTTTATTTGAATCTTCTACAGTTCACCCTGCTACTCTTATGGCTAATCGTGAAGCTGTTATCAGTACAATGATAAGCAATGGTAGTAACAGACGCCAAGCTAATGAAGCAGTAAACAATATTGTTTCAGGTGATGTTGACCTAGCTAAAGCGGCTAGAGACTGGATGTCTCAGTATGGTGTGTTTGCTGACCCTAAACTTAATCATGTGTTTGAAACTAACTTGTTTAATAGCATGGAGAATCTTAAAGAAAGTGTTTCTCACAGAATTGCCAATGAAGTTTTTCTTGGTAGAGATGGTGCAGTATTAGCTAAATTGCTTAAAAAGGCTAAAGATAATAATGAGTTTGAGAATGATCAACAGTACATGGATACTGTTAAGAATGTAAGAGACTGGCATGATATTGTTACTGGTAATTATAATCCATTAACTAAGTATCCTAAGCTAGAAAAGATTATTGGTTGGGGTACTACTTTAACTATGTTAGCTTCTCTTGGTAAAGCAGCTATCAGCTCTCAAGCAGAAGCAGCTATGGCTACTTTAGGTACTAATGGTGACCAAGTAAAAGATCAATTAAAGCTTTACTTTGATACTCTTAAAACAGAGCTTGCTAGTGATCTTAATGCTGGTGCATCCTTTACATCAGCACAATTAGGTATATCTTATGCTCGATACAGTCCTCATGCTACTATAAGAAAACAAATAGATGATCTTGAAAATAAGTTAAATGATCTTCAATCTAAACCCGGAGATCATACCAAAGAATATGCTAAGATATCTTCTCAAGTAGAAGGTTTATTCCGCAAATCTTTTGGTCGTTCTTTGTTTGAACACTTAGGCTATAATGAAGCAGGCTACAATACACAAGCTAAATTTGAGTTACCTAACAGTAACATGAGAAAATCTATGCAAGTGTTTGCGGCTATCATTGGCTTGAGAGCTACTACAGATGCTACTCGTATATCTGCTTTGTCATTCGCTTCAGATGCTGTTGTTACTAAGCTACAAAGCTTAAGAGCTATCCCATCAGAAGATAGAGTTAAAGCTATTACTACGGGCATTGGTTTAACTAATCAACAAGGTCAAGCTGTAAAAGAACTACAAGAGTTTGGTATGGATATTTTAGGTGTTATGCAAGTACTTGATAATATTGAAGCTAAGAACTTAAATCCGTATGAATTCTTTTCAGAACAAAACCTTACTAAAGATACTTTTCCAATTGGATCTAATGCTAAATTTCTACAAGAAAATGTATTAACTACATTAGGTAATATGATTGATGGTAAGATTGTTAATCCACAACCACATAATTTACCTAAGTATTATCATGACCCACGACTACGTTTGATTACTGCTATGACTCGCTTTATGGCTGGTCTACATAGTACCGTGTTACCACGATTGTATCGTAATTATATTATGGAAGGTAGTGTTGGTATGCGTTATCAAGCTTTCTCTGTAGTAGCTATGGCTATTTTGTTTTCTATGATTGCTAATACTATTAAAGATGAACTATCTTATGGTGAAGAGAATCCATATATCAAAGGTAATGTAGCTAACATACAACGTACTATTTATGGTTCAGGATTGTTAGGTCAATACGAACGATTAGTAGATGGTATTATGCCTCTCTACCCACAGAACAAGCCTTCTGTGCTGGATAACCCAGCTAAATGGTCTTATGAAACATTGAAAGATATTTCACCAGTAGTGTCATGGGCAGATAAACCTGTTCGTGGTGCTTATATGATTAGCCAAGGTGATACTGCCGGAGGTGCTGCACAGCTTGCTCGTGCTACACCTATTATTGGTAGTTTCCCTATTGTCGCTAAAGAACTTAAAGAATCTCTTAAGGAATAAATAAATGGCTACACAAACTAAAGTTGCACCTTTAGGCTCGCCAAGAACGGGCATCTCTGCTGAACAACTACTTGCCTTACAAGGTGTTTCTACTGATATAATGGGTCAAGTACCTGCACCAGTAGAAGATCCTAATAAGGTAGTACAGGCACAGGTAGAACAATATATGCCTCAGCCTTTGGAAGTACCACAACCTACTGGTTCTTCTGAGGCTATGCTTATGCAAGCACCTCCTATCAGGACTGCTGAAGATGTTGCTATCGCTTCTCGTTCTAGGTTTGGTGCTCGTGAAGTACAAGAACCTATGATGGATGCAATGGGTAATCCTGTTGTTGATCCTGAAACAGGTCTTCCCCAATTACGTACTATTACCCCAACAGACTACAATGCTCAACTAGAAATGGAAAAGGCTTCCCAGTTAAATACTATGGAAGCCATGCAGGGTATGTCTGCTGATCCTTATGGTCAGTCTAAAACAGCTACTGCTTCATTGTTACAAGGTCAACAAGACACTATGTTCAATGCCAGTGCTCGTCAGATGTCTAAACAGAATATGTCTGAAGATGAGATTGATAGGTACTCAGATAAGACTGCGACAGCACTAGCTAATATTGTATCACAAACAAATGATGCATTGTTTACTTCTAATGCACGTATCAAGAGTGAAATGGCTTCGGCTGATGGCTCACCAGTACTTATTGCGGCTGGCCTTAAAGCTGCAGCAGAAGATGGCTTTACTTCTCCAGAAGAATTAGCTGATTTTGGTCTTGTATTTGGTGTATCATTAGCTAAGTCTGCTACACAAGGTAAGGTAGAAAAGGGCGATAAAGAAGGCACAGGTCGAGTTATCTCTGATTCAGGATCAGCTATTGATGATGCAACTTATATGCTTGACTTTATTAATTCTGTTAAACACTTTGCTACTAATGGTTTAAATCGTATTGGTAAAAAGGTATCACCTAAAGCTATCAATGCAATGTCTAAAGCTATTGTTCAAGATGCTATTGATCGTGGTGCTATTAAAGTATTCCACGTTAATGATCGACCAGTAGTTCAAATGAGTTCTGATCTTAAAGACATTGCTCGTGACTTACAAACTGCATCAGAAGCTCTTGTAGGTGACTACAGTAGACGTAAGTCTAGCACTACACCTAACCGTAGTGGTGCTTCATTTGCGGCTAACCGACAACAACTTACTAAGAGATCTATACGTAAACCGGGTCTTGTAATGGATGCGGCTGAAGCTACTAAAGATATTCTTGGTTCTATTGGCTTAATGTTTAATGTTAAAGATGTTCAGTATAAAGAGATTGAGTTTGGTTTAATTACATTAGATCAATACTTAGATAAAGATGAACAAGGCAAAATTAGATGGAGTAACCATTGGGCTGCTAAACGTAACGGTGTTAGCGAAAAAGATTTCATTGCGGCTAAATTAAAAACTAGACCCAAAAAAGACTTTGATGCATCAAATGAAAATGATGTACAACAGTTTGAAGCTCAACAAGAAAGACAAGCAACAGAAGTAATTAATAATAAACTTAAGACTCTTGAGTTTGATATTATGAATGCTAAGAATGCTCCGGGTATTCGTTACTCAGAGTGGATTCACAGTTTGTCTAATCAACGTTTCTTTCCCAACAGTTATGATACTGATTACATGGGTTCTAAGAATGGTATTAGGGATATGATTGGATTTGCATCTAAAGATTATGTCACTGGTGACAAACTTTTTGATGATAAGAAAATAGAACAACTTAAACAAACAGCTGTTAAAATCCTTCGTATGCCTGGAGAACAACAACACAAAGCTTTGGAGGCATTAAGCCCTTCTGACCGTGGTGCTATTGGTACTATGCTTAATAGTGTTATTTATTTCTTCTCTGCTGTTGATGGCTCTGATCCTAACATTGTTAAACAATCTCCAGCAAATATTGTTGTTAAATATAATTCAAATATTGGTAATAAACTTGCAGAGTTAGGTAAAGACTTTGAACAATTCTTAGTTGACCCTGAAAATGCAACAGACAATATTCAATCTCTTCTTGCGGGTATGGAGAAGGGTGAGGCTATGGGTGCTAAGAATCTTTGGACTGATATGTTTAATCTGAAGACTAATTTTGATAACCCTGCTACTGCTCGTGTTCATGTACCATTAACCCATCATTCATTTGATGACGGTAATCAGAATGGTATTTTCTTACAAGCTCTTTTCTTTGGTAGCCCTGATAATGCAGTACGATTAGGTACGTTTAACCCTTCCTTAGATGACATGCGTGAATACGCTATGAATACTATGGTAGCTAATCTTGAGCAGATGCTTAAGGATCGTCCCGAAGCTAATTCAGCTTGGATGAATTTCTTTAAGTCTCTTAAGGATGACATGGGTAAATCAGAGATTGCTAAAGAATTCTTTAAGAAACCTTTGATGCAAAATGCTTATGGTAAAGATGCATCTATGTTTAAAGAAATGATGGTTGAATTACTTGCTGATTCATTTCAAGATAAGGCTGCTGAGTATTTACTCAATAGTCCTGCTTATAGTAATGATTTAGAGAAAGCCGCAAGTGATCTTAATGATGCACTTGAATCTACACTCCGTGAAGTAATTAACTCTAAGTCAACTCAGGTTCTTAAAGATATTGGTAGGTATACATCTATTCTTAATACAACTGTTATGATGCCGGGTATTACTGGTGATACCTATTTGCTAACACCTGTAGAAGTAACCCCTGTTAATAAAGCAAATGATACTGGAGAAGTGTTACCTGTTAAGCTTAAAGATGGTTCAACAGTAATGGTTAAGTATAAGTCTTATGAGACAGATACATTCATTAATTCTGCTGGACAGTCTGTAGAGATTGAGTCAACTCAGATGGGTGCTAGTCCTGCTGCAACTAAAGGTGTTCAGTTATTCTTTGATACTCGTACTAAGAAGTATGATGCGTTTAATAATGCTATTGGTACAAGTCAAGCACGACAAATGGTTGTGATGCCTATTCAATCTATTGACGGTGACTTAGTTAAAGCTACTACGTTGTTTGTTAACAAAGAAAAGAAGATGCCAACACCTGCATTGTGGGTTCATGACTCTATTATTTCTTCTGCTGGTGGTTCTTTGATTTATCGTAATGCTTATAACAACATTTCTATTCCTCAAGCTATCCCACAGATTGCTAAGTTTGGAGATAAGTTTGCTAAGGTTATTAATGATGCTGAACAAGCAGAGTTTAACCGTGTTATGGATATAAGGCGTCCTGTAGGTATTGGTGATAAGGGTGACTACCCTGCTCTTGGTGCTTACTTAGATGAACAGTATGATCGTATTCAGGATGATGGTGCTTACAAAGAACTATTCTTGAGTCGTAAATATAATTCACAGGAAGCATGGTTAAAGTATCAACAACGTGTTAGTCAAATGCTTAAAGAAGCAGAGGCTAATGGGTGGCGAGCACCAGGATCTATACCTGATACTGATAGTATGGGTGGAGAACACATTAGACAACACCTTGCTGTTACACCTAGCCAATTTAAAAAGCTTGCTTTGTTAACAAAAGAAATGTTAAAGCTTAGTGGACCTGCTAACAGGTTAGATTCATGGGTACGTAACTTTAGTAATAACGTTAATAACACTGCATCTATGCTTATGACTGCGGCTAAGAAAGAAGGCATTGGACAAATGACTTATGGTGCTACTGGCTCTCGTGCTAATATTAATAAATCAAAAGACATATATAATAAAACTGAAGATGAACGTACATTAGCATTCATTAAGAAGTATGAAGATTAATATCTAAATAAAAAACCCCTACTAGGATTATTCCTAATAGGGGTTATTTTTTTTTTTAACTATATTCTTTTACTTGTGCACGAGCTTCACCAGCTAACTGATCAGCCATAGTGAGAGCACTATTACTATCCATACCACGGTTAATGTAAGCGTCATAATTTTCTTTGTGCATAGCTTTAATAGCAGCCTCATTAATCTGAGGAGTGTTAGCTAAACTAGGGTCAAGACCAAGTGTAGAGCATACATCTTGATCTGTTGTTTGAGTATCACCACGAAGGGCAAAGATATTATAATGTTTTAATTCATTCATTTAAAACTCTTTCCAAGTGTTGCTTTAACTTTCCAATTCAATTTAGATAAGTCTTTAATATAATCGCCAATTAATGTAGCCAAACCACCTTGACTGCTGAGGTCAGCATCATCATACAATGTTTGTGAATACTCAATTAGGCAATCAAAGTCTTTGTTTAACCATGTAAACATTTCTTTACTTGTCTTTTGTGGGCTATCACATTCAATAATTTCAGTCATCTTTAAGACTTCTTTAAGAGAGCATGGTACTGCCTTATCCATTTGACGGATCTGTTCTCCAAGCATATCATGTTGTGCCCACAAGAAATCATAGATCTCTTCTAGTAGTGCATGATCTTGAGCAAACATTGGACCTTCTACATTGAAGTGGTATCCATGAGACTTGTAGTATGTTACAAAGTTATCAGCATAAAGTTGAGTAAGTTGTGTAATCAAACTATTACTCTTTGGTTGGGGTGGTGTCATTGCCATCTTGTTTTTCCTTTTCTTTTTCCTGACCTTCAGGAGGTTTCTTGCCAAAGATCAAGTCATAATTGCTTTGGAATTTGTTTTCATCGGTTGGTCTACGACCACTACCTTTACCCATAATAGCCTTTGCTAATATTAAACTCGTAGGATCTAACGTTTTCACCTAGGATATACTTACCCCATACCTCAGGAAACTTTAGCCCCTGTAGCTCAATATCGTACCAATAGGCTCGATCATCATATAGGATTTCTTCCTCTGTTTTATAGTATTCAGGGCATAGATCCTCAATATCATATTTATTAATCATCTTCGTCTTCCTCATCCATCATAGCTAACAAGCTTTTACCTTTGTTCTTTTCTTTTAATTCAAAATAATAATCATGGTGATTATCCATAAATTCTTTTAACAAAGTTAATTCTTTAATTAATAGATTTAGTTTATCAGATTTTTCTTTGAATGATTTCTTATCATATACATGCAGATCAAGCTCTGCTTTACGATAGCAGTCAGAAATACATACAGTACCGCCCATAGAGTAAGCAGAGATATCTACACATGCTTCGATCATTGCAGTACCTCTAGACTTATTAAGGAATTTCCTTGAGTAATATTGAGGGTGTTTTTGTTTAGCCATATTGTGTCCTGTGTTAATAAAGAAGGGAAGGAGTGGGATTCGAACTCACATTCCAAGAAAAAATCTTGATTTTACCGATTAAAATATCCTGTGTTCCCTAATGACGCCTTTTACTGTAGCGGCAAACAGTCCTAAGGTGGATTCTGTTTCTATTAGGTACCTGCTAAGAAAGGTTTAACCTTAGTAGGTGTAAACCCTACAGAAGTTCTGAGTACCTGATCATTGTCATCAACCATAATCATGGTAGGTACTGTACGAACCCCATAGTAGGATACTGTATCTGTATTGTTTTCAATAGGCATATTGACAAGCTCTATTTCAGGGTATTCCAACAAGGCTTCTGCTAGGAATGCATCTAATTGTTTACATGGTTGGCACCATGCTGCAGAGAATTTAAGTAGTTTCAAATCTCGCACCCACCAGCTGTACAAGCAAGTGCTTGAGCACCTTCTACATTATCACGGTCTTCAGAGAAGAGAGACCAATTAATAACAGGCATATTCATTTCCATAAATTGTTCTTTGTTAATGTCTTCATAAGGAGCTTGGCGATATGTACCACCATCATCTGGTAGGAAAGAGATACCAGTACATTCATCAAAGTGTTCATATACCCATGCACCTACTTCAAGCCACTCATGATCTTTAACTGATATAGTTACTGAAGGCTTATGCTCACACCAGTAGCGTTGGTATGCCAACCAGATATTAAGGTGTTCAATAGCATTGATATCCTTACGGGTAAATCCTGGTGAGTATTGTGGGAAACTAAATACAGCTGTCTGGTCTGGCTTCATAACACAGTCTTCATGAGGCACACCTTGATCAATCAAGAATTGAGTCAATGGGTCTTTCTTATCCTGACGAATACGTCTGATATAGTATGGTGCATGACCAGCATGAATACCGCTGGATGTCTGTGTAAGTTGTGACACAGTACCTTCAGGCTTAACACAAGTAATAGCGGCTGACTCAGGAACACCTAAGATGGATGCCCACTCTTTGTTAGTCTCACGGGCTACATCACGGAGTTGTTCAAGAACATCACGTAGACTATGACTTGTGCTGCTACCACGAAGAATGTGGTTGTCAAGAATACCAGTCATTGATACACCCAAGAGACGTTCTTGTTCTGTATTCTTTTTCCAGATGTCACGAAGGTAAGGGAAGTCAGTCAGTGTAGACTGCATAGTACCCATAATAGTAGCTAAGCGAACTTTAGTTTTAAGAGATGCAAGAGTATCATCAGGAGACACAACAATAGTAGACAAGTTACAGAATTGATATGGCTTAAGAATAATCTCTGAGCATGGGTTAGTACCGTAGTCAGTGCTGATATCTCTACGACCCCACTTAGCGGCTTGCTTTTGTGATGCTTCACGATTGAAGATACCACGTTCACCTGAGTGACTGTTGTAGATATCTAACCATTCCTTCATGAACTCACCAATAGAAGGTTTACTGTTGTACACTGCTGAGTTATTAGCTAATGCACGTTCACCATGTTGTTCCCACCAAGTACCTGTCTTAGCTGTTGCATGGTCATAGTCACCTAAGTCACCAAGGGAAATCATAGCTGATCTACGTACACCACCTACAACAACTACTTCACCGATCTTACACATGATATCGTGTGCTTCAATAGACTTAAGTTTGCGACCTGATGCGGCTTTAAACTTATCTACTGTATACTGGAACAAGTCAATCAGTGGACCAGGACCCGAGGCACGACCACCAAAGGTTTTAAGGGGAGCACCTGCTGGGCGCACTAAGGATACATCCCACGATGGAATAAAACCTTGGTACAAGTTATCAATCAACATCTTATATGCTTGGCACCAGCCTTCTTTAGAGTCTGCTACTACAAGTGTAGCTCCAGATTCAAAACTAGAGGGTACAGTAGGTAACTGGTTAACATATTGCTGTTCACATGAAAAGCCTACACCAGTACCACACAATAAGATATACATAGCTTCATCAAAACAACGTTGATTATCTACAGGAAGGTAGCTACAGTTATATGCGGCTACGTGTGTACGCTTAAGAGCTTCACCAGCAGTCATAACAGACCGCATAGATGGGAGTACTGACAAGTTATTAATGCTTGTTCCTAAGATATCCCAAATAGTATCTTGGGTATTGATCTTATCTTTAAGTTGTTCCTTAAAGAAATCTACCCATCGAGTAGAGGTTTCATCCCAGTTCTCTCTACGTTTTTGCTCAGGTAGGTATCGAGCGTATCTTGATTTTGCAATGAGTTGTTGATAAGAGTTCATAGTTCCTTTTAATTAATTGTTGTCTGGTATTAGGCACCGACTAGCAGAAGAAGTATTTAGAGTCCATAACTTCATTAAGAACTAGGCTACCTAGTTCTGGTTGATTGAACGTGAAGGTATCCTTATTATCCATAAGGTTATCTTGAAGTATGTTAAAGAAGTTTTCTACATCATACTGTGCTATGAATGTCATCTTAGTTACTTCTTGTAGGAAATCAACTTCATCCGCATGTGTACTGAAGCTATCATGGACTGCTCCAAAAGAACCGTTAAAGCTGACGATAGTATTTGCCATGTGAGCAGCGTCATATGAGTGAACAACGTTAGGGCTGATACCAGAAGCAAAGGAACGTCTACAAGGCACACGTTCACCAGTCTCTTTGTTAAGTACGTCAACCTTAATAACGTGCATGACCCTTCCGTCTTTATTTCCTTGAATACCTTTGATAGTTCCTCTTTGTTTCCGTTCATGCTGGAGGTAAGCCTTATATACCACTGGGAACCCCGAGGGTGTTGTCCATGTAAGGAGGTTTCTTCCTGAGTTGAGTTCATGTTCTGCAATCTTCTGTAAATACTTGGTTGTCTTAAGTGGTCCTGCACAGACTGTATTAATAGCCTTGATTAAGTTACCTGCTAGTACGTCACACTGGTCTTCAGTGATGTTGTATTTAACAGTATAACCTTCTACGTGACAGTCTTCGTACATGTTCTTTGCTATACGCATCTTACCTGCACTATATGCACGAGTCATTGAGCCTCTCTTAGCTATACCTTTTCTGATATGTTTCATAGGCATATCTTTGATCTCAAAGTACTCAGGCATAATACCAATAAGTTCTTTGGCAACAGCTACGTAGAAGTCTTTCTGGATAGGTGTAGGAACAAGTGACACCAGCGTACCAGCTTGTTTGTCTTTAGACATAGCCGCTAAGTGTTGCCATCCGTTATTACTACCATCGATAGGGATAGGTAGTCCAGACATGAACTCTTTACCTTCCATTTTAGATCTCTTGTATCCTAGTAACTCATTACAACAAGCTAAAAAGCTATAAGACTTTTCAGCATCAGTATGTATAGTCTTAGTACGAGCTACATCATAAATAAACTCAATGTTGTTATCTACCCATGCAACTCTATCTTCAAGAGTCATCTTGTCTACTGATATAGTATCAAGACCTTCACCCTCAAGATAAGCTCTATAGTCTGTCTTAAAGTACTTAGGTATATCACTGATGATAAAAGACTTATTAAAGCAAGCTGCTGTATGTACCTTGATCCAGAATAAACCTCTCTCAGTAACCTTCTTTTTGTTAGCAAACATAAACAAGCTACGAGCTAAATCACTACCTTGGAACTCTAAGAATGATTCTGCATAATATACTCTACCTCGGTAGTCACAAGAGACTTCCTGAAAGAAAGTTCTTTCACCAATCATCTCAGCTTTCTTAAGCACTTGCATGTACTCAAAGTATTTACTCATCATACGTTGTAGCTTAGGATCTTTCTTACCAAGGAACTTAGTACCATCTGTATGAGATAGTTTCTTAGGTAGCTCTAGGTTTTCATGGTGTATATTGTATTCTCTTACAACACCATCTTCATCGATCAACTCAAGGATTTCTTTAGGAGTCTGTGCTTGCATAGCATTTAACACTGGTATGTTAAGCTTCCAAGACTGCTGACGAAGGGTCTCAAGGGATCTTACAAAGGTTTTATTAAGGTTATCATGGAATAGCTTAGAGTTAGTCCAGCCCTTAATAAAAGGTTCTTTAGTTAATGGGCTATAGAGACCCATGATAGGTAACAAAGGTTCAAACGATGTACCAATTAATGTTGGCTTAATATCATCTGCTTGATTAACAATACGTACCATATAGGGAGCTTTGTATCCTGCATATTCCCTGAAGATGTCAATCAGTCCATCTTGAAGGAACGTTTCGAGAAGAAGATCTCCAAGCGATAGAGTTGACTTGATATCAAGTTCGTCAGCTCCAATAGCTCTTGCAATTCTTTTTCCGATAAGGTCAGAAGCAAAGGTGAGTTTAACAGAGGCGCTATGCGTTGCGTTCTTGTTACGAATGCAGTATCTAAGGAGGGTATCCCAAGACTCGTTGATAAATCTTTCAAGTTCATATTCCCATGTTGGGTAGTGTGCTAGAAGGCGAGCACCCTCATTGTAGATCTTATCTGAGTTGGGGACAACCTTCGATACACGTTCAGTAAGATAATTTAATGGATTCATTTATTCAAAGTCAACAAAAGTTGTTTGCATTAAGCGACCAGTGTCAGCGTCATACCTAGTACTACCGCAGTCACCTGTCATACCCGTGAATCGAGACTTCAATACACGAAGCTTAATTGTGTTACGCATCTGTTCTGACTCAGCAATCATGTTGCGTGAGAAAGCAATGATGTCAAATGAGATTTGTTTAATAGAGCCTGAGCCTTTGATATCATCAATGGTTGGCAAGTGACCTTCTTCAAAAGGCTTTTCACCCTTACGTAGGTGAGACACAACGCCTAACCAGACATTATGTTTCTTACAGATCTTAAGTAGATCACTCATGACTGAGTCAACTGCCTCATTACCTGTACGACCTTTAGCACCCTCAGACACAGCAATAGTGATATGGTCAAGGATGATGTACTTACAACCCATCAGGGCTAAGTGTTCAAGCTTGTCTATAAGAGACTCATCTCCTACAGATCCTTGGTGATCAAGCAGTACTAAACGTTCATCACCAAATACTTGTTGGTGTGCTGCATACATCTCCGCTTCAGTTACTTTATTAGACACAAGGTTCTTACGCAACTGCATACCAATAAACTTCTCAGCAGAATCACCAATAGATTCTTCGAGTGATACCATACCGATCATATCAGTTGTCTTAGCTAAGATCTCAAGTACAATCTCTTTAATGACTGTACTCTTACCTGAGCCTGTGCCTGATGTGAACAATACAATCTCACCTAAGCGAAGACCATGTATCTTATCATTGAGAGTCTTTAAACATTCAGGGTAAGGTAAAGATGTAGTCTCTTTCTTACGTTTGAATTGTTCCCAGATAGCCTCACCCTTAACAACACCTGCTGGACTGAATGTACGTGCATCAAAGATACAGTTCATTAGTGTAGCAGAGTTATGTTTGATTAGTACATCACAAGGATCTTTCTCAGGTAGTGTTGCTACCTTAACCTTATCATAGCCAATGATCTTAGCGGCTTGATCTGTAGCTTTTTTACCCGCATCATCTTGATCGAACATTAATACGACTTCATCGAAGTTACGTAACCATTCACGTTGTTCAAGGATCATTGATGTAGCAGACGCTGATGGTAAGGCTACTACTGGGTAGAATCTACCATACTTATCATGTTGAGCTTGAGCTACAGCTAACGCATCTAGCTCTCCTTCCGTGATGATAATGCGCTTACCACCCGTTGAAACGTTCTGACCGAATAACTGTACACCTTTAAACTCACCGTGAATAAGAAAGGTTTTAGGTAGTTTACGCTCTTTATAGGCAACAACACTATTGTCTTTAGTATATGGATAAAAATGACTACTAATAGTACCATCCTCAGCATACGAAACTTTAACACCGTAGTAAGCTGATACGGGTTTTGTGATACCTCTCTCTTGAAATCCTCTTGTGTCATACTCTTTGATCTCCTCTATTGTGTGCATATCGTAGTTTTCTTTATGATAAACTGTTGGTTTAAAGTTAGGGTCTGTTGGTGCTGACTTGCAGCATGAAAAGCAGTATCCAAACTCATCATCTTCTTTATATGAAAAGGCATCTGATGAGCTACACTTAGGGCAAGCGGTATGAATCCACCTTGACATATATTAATTCCAGTCTCTGTTATCTTTATACTCTCTAATACGTTCTCTTCGATCTTTAGCTTCTTGTTGAGTTTCTTTCTTACGTTTAAATTGATTTTTGAAATCTTCTTTTAATGAAGGGATTTCTTTTTCAAGTGGTTTAATAGGCTTATTCTTATTCATGATTTAGGTTTTAAAAACTTGACGGCTCCAATGTTGCCATTGTACCAGAGGCGCTCTCCATCAGGAGTTTCATCTCTTGAAAGGACTTCACACGACCATTGCTCTTGGACTTCCCTATACGTAAGCATCCCTCTTCCGTATACCCAGTCATATATAACAAAAGTAAATGTTTCAACTCCATACAACTCAATATCATCAAGGAGTTCTCGACAGGAGGATCTGTAAGTTCTCCAATCAGACTCTCTTCGAGTCTTAACTCTGCGCTTTGCTCCTGTAGGTAATCTGGATGTTTCACTTATGAGTTGCTTTCTTCCGATGTATTGTCTTCCAGTTGGTCCAAAGACTGCATAGATGAATCCGAAGGCGTTGGCTGGTCGCTCTGTGAGGGCAATCCAGTGTCCGTAGTCTTCCATGATAGTCGTTCCTTTAGTTCTTCAAATGTTAGTGGCTTAAGGTCATCATCACTCTCTCTAATGTATATGCAGTTAGCACATTTCAAAAAGAAAGGTTCCCAATTATCACCACATTTTTCTTTCCAGATGTCAATAACCCTTGACCACAAGAGGTTATTAGGTACACCATTAATAAGCTTCTCAGCTGTCTTTGGTCCTACTCCTCTTAAGCCTTGGATGTTATCTGTAGCATCTCCTGTTAAGATCTGCATCATAAGAAACCTGTAACCGTCTTCTGGTTCAACATAGTATAACGTATCTTTGCGGAAGTTATAATGCCATCCAGGAATACAGTCTAAGTCTTTATCTATATGGCATACAATATAACGCTTGTTATCCTGTAATGCTAAGTCAGCGGCAATACCACAGTAATCATCTGCTTCACCACCATCTGACTGTATGCTAAAGTCTTTACAGTACTCATACAGATCGTCAATACGATCTTTAACTTCAGGTTCAATGGTATCTTTACGATTACCTTTGTATGCGGCATCTACCTCATACCTGAAGTTGTCTTTACCTTTAATAAACACTGCACCACTAATAGCTCCAGTGTTAGTCATAATCTCTTTTAACTTATCGTCAAGAGCTTTACGGCATAACGCTGGAGATGGTTGCATGTAAGCAATCTGATACAGAATACTATCTGCATCTATAATTGCAATGTCGAATTGATCATCTGATTCAATCATCAGTGTACCTCTGCATATGTTTTACCTGTATGTGCGTCACCACCCATGCACTCGATACCAAACCATTTAGGTGCTTCGGTGAATGCTTCGATAGATAACTCAGCTACCTCTTCTGCATACTCATCTTTAGTTACAACAGCAACCTCATCATGATAATGCAATACAAAGTAGTGTGGGATGTTACGTTCTTTTAGTTTGTCTCTGAGATATACTGCTGCCGCTTTGCAGCTGACACCTTCAGCAGTCTGTAATAGATAGTTAAGTACTTGATGCTGAGAGCTTACGAATACCATACGACCATCAATACCCCTGATGAAGGCTTTATCCTTACCAAATGTATTAGATGTCTTATCAAAGAGACTTGATAGATTATCTTTAAGTTCTTTTAATCCTGGGATTGAGTTCTCAAACTTTTCTTTAGCAGTTCTACCCGTCTTCGCATCCGTCTTGCCCGTAAGTATGAGGCCAAGTTTACCATCACCACCCCCAAACAAGAAAGCATAAAGAAAAGGCTTAGCCAGCTTGCGACTTGTACCAAGAGCATCTGCATTTCGTTGATGGACATCTCCATTGATTACCTCATTAGTAAACTCATCATTCCGTATGTAATGGCAAAGACCACGCATCTGATTTCCAGCCGAGTCAGCACCGACAATGGTTGTTCCTGCTTCGGATACAAGAAGGCTTCGCATCTCTTTCCCATATACAGAGTCAACAGAAGGGAGATTAGCAACGACTTCATGACGACACCTAAAAGTAGGTGTGCCAATAGTCCACATACGACCATGAAGACGATTGTCTTTACTGTTCTTGACTTCATTGATCCAACCCTCAAGAATACCTTTACGACTTCTAATTGTATAGTATTCACTAACAAGCATAGCATCAGGGCCAAGCTTCTCAAGAGAAGATTCAGTAATTTTAGGTGATTTGTTAACAAACTTACCATTGATTTTCTCTACGTTCCATTCATCAGGTATCCAGCCAATAGAATACAACCAGTCTTTAACTACTTCGATTGATCCGACTTTACCTTGTTCAAAGGAGATTCTACAGTAGGATCCTTCAATAGGTCTTTCAGTTCTTCCCGACTCTTGCGGTAAATTAAAGTGTTTAACAGTGGCGACTGTATAGCACCCGTCTTTTCGCCATGCGGGTTCTTTGAATTCGTCTTTTCCATCTGTCTTAATACACCTCATTCCGATCTTAGGTTCGAGTACTATTTCAATAGCATCTAACTTGTTGTTGATCTCTGTTAATAGTGTTTGAGCAGAAGCCATATCAAACATCCAGCCCTTAGCTCTGATGTCAGCTTCGATCTTAGCAAACTCAGTCTCAACTTCAATACCTTTCTTATACATAGGGTATTTACGAATTAAGTTAGTAGCTTCTTCGGTTAATACCTTGTATACCTTAACGTTGAGTTCAACATCTCGGATACAGTATGTAAGCATTTCTTTACTGTAGTTATTAAACTCAGTGAAGTCTAGCTTAGGATAGTTTAGTTTAGCACCCCATCCCTCAAGCCCATGTTTATGTTCACGCCTATACTGATTTAGTTGGGATAAAACCCATGTGTCAATTACCTTAACAGTGTTTGGTAGTTTGAATCCAAGGATGTAGTCTAGTACTACTAAGTCATAACCGATAATGTTATGACCAAAGATTATATCTGCCTTGGATATGAAGTCAAGACCTTCAGACAAGCTTGGTAGCTCATCGTCATAGTCTGAGAATGAATAGACATTTCCGTTGTCTGAATCAACAGCAACAAGACACCAGATTTTATTTACATCTGGAATAAAACCATTGGTTTCAATGTCTACACATAGCCTTAGTTTATTCATTAAGAATACTCCCGTAGAATGATGTGTATGGAGCCTCTAACATTCGAGCCTCCATTTCTGAGGGATCAAAGAAGTATTGCTCTCTTAAATCTTTTTTATCGTAATTTAGTTTATTAAACTTTGGTATTTTACGATTGCATAAGTACTGACATGCATGTACTATTTCATGGGCAAGAATGTTAACAAACTTATCCATGACAAAGTGGTTTGGAGTCCAATCGTTTAATAGTGGATCTCTTAATTGAATTAAAATACGTCTGTCTGCTTCATTGTATATGGTTAATCCTTGTTCATTACAATTTTCTTCATACTCAATCAGACAAATATGTACTACAAACTTTTTATCCGTGATAGCTACCTTGAAACGTTTGCTGTAATCATTAAGGCAATCAAAGAACATTTGCCTTACGTCTTTTTCAGCATCAGGTAGGCAAGCTACTGTTACACGAATATTCTTAGGTCTGTCATAGGTTTTCTTTGATTTTATCATCAACTACCTTTACATTAGGTGACCCAAGTTCTTGTAGTTCTTTAGCCATCTCCATGACCATCTCAAGGAAGTTATCGAGTTGATCGTTAAGACCTTGAATAACTGTATGAAGGTGCCAGTTGTATGCACCTAAAGCAACTAAAGTAATTGCAAGTAATGCTGTTGTTTCAGTCATTGTTGTATAGTCCTGTGTTAATTAGCAACATTGGATCAATGAATGCTTCGTGGATTTGTGTGTTGTTAATGATAACACCTTGGCTAGTTAAGAACTCAGTCCCTCTAGAGCATTTATAATTGTCTCTAAAAACCACTCGATGAATCCCAACAGCGTATATAAGCTTAGCGCAATCAATACAAGGGGAAAGAGTGCTATAGAGAGTAGCACCCAAAGTAGATTGATTAGAACGGGAAACTTTGGCAATTGCCTGAGTCTCTGCATGGAGAACCTCGTGTACTTGGGTATCATTGTTAGTCCCTCGTGGTGTACCGTTGTATGAGAATGAAATGATGTTATCATCTTTGACAATGATAGCACCAACCTTACGATCTTCTGCATACGATTGCTGAGATATTAAGTTAGCAATACGCATGTAGAATAAATCCCAATCACTTTGCGATTTCATTTTCTATTTCCCTATCATAGTCATACTCAAGTTCAGCTATACTATCTAGAATATAGTGTAGCTTATACTCAAGTTCATCTGTCAGTGGAGTAAAGAAGTCAATAGTAACTCGTACTACACCTTCTTGTGCTGTATCAATTAACATAATAGGCTTTCCATTTTAACCATGTGTTGGCTTTTTGATTGTAGGCTTCCATAATGTTGTCTTCATCTAGATCAAGATCATCGATCAAATGATTAAGACAAAACATTAGTTGACCCATTTCTTCCTCAAGCTTATCTCGATTACTTTCTTTACC